GCAGACTTTTGGGCGATTATCCAAGCCTTTGCCAACATTGGGGGTTATCGACTCGAATGGCAACTGCTTAATACAAAGTGGTTTCTACCCCAAAATAGAGAGAGAATCTACCTTGTCGGATATCTTGGAGATGGAAGTAGAGGACAAGTATTTCCTATCGGAAAAATCTCTGGAGAGAATAACATCTTACAAGGACAATCAACAAATACACTTACGGCAAGATATGCAGGAGAAGGACAAGGAACTTATATTATTGAAAGTAAATTCAATGCACAAGAAACAATAAAAGTAAACTCAGCTACATCAAAAGGATACGAAGAAGCAGAACCTGGTGATTCAATAAATTTATCAGTACCTTCATCTAAGACACGAAGAGGTAGAGTAGGTAAAGGAGTAGCACAGACATTAGACACTCATTGTAATCAAGCGGTAATAGGGTACTCAAGAGATGCTAAAGGAAAGGTTATAAGTTATCACGAAAAACAAGAATGTAATACATTACATAGTAGCTCGGGTACAGGTAATAATACCGATCAATTCATACGACAAGATAAGATAGGGGATTATAGAAGTGATGAAGGATATAGAGAGCGAAAAGATGGAGATAGTCCTACCTTAAATTCAAACAACACTAAGAATGAATTAGGAGGAACTCCAATTATAGTAAACAAGATTAGAAGGCTTACACCAATAGAGTGCGAAAGATTACAAGGCTTTCCAGATAATTGGACTAAGTACGGAAAAGAGAAAGGACTTATATCTGATTCACAGAGATACAAGATGTGTGGTAACGCAGTAACAGTTGATGTGGTAAAAGCAGTAGCAGAAAGAATTAAATTAGTAATAGAATAATATTATGATAGACAATGTAGTAGAAAAGGTAATTAAGCTATTTAGGAAGCGTTCTAAGCGAGGTATAGAGAAATACGGAGTAACATTAGAACAAAACGAATTAAGTAATGTAGAATGGCTACAACACCTCCAAGAGGAGTTAATGGATGCAGCCTTATATGTAGAACGAATTAAACAAGCGATAGATGAAAGTAGAGAGATTAATACAAGAGATTAAAAAGGAATCAGGAATTGATTTATTTAGAAACACACGAAAAAGAGAATACACAGAAACAAGAGCTTTATTTAGCTACTTCCTAAGAAACTATTTCGGATACAAGTTACACGAGATCGTTGAGGTATATAGAAAGAACGGATACACTACCCATCACGCTACTATCCTGTATGCGGTTAGAAACTACAAAGAGGTGTACTTACCATTCTCACGCATTCTAAAAGACTTAGATGAGAAGATGTACATTAAGTTCGGTAACCATAATGAAGTTAAGCTACGCACTCTTAAGATGCGAATAGATAGCCTTCCAGAAGAAAGATTAGATGAAGCAAAGCGTTTAATAGAAGAACTCATTAACTAAGATGCGAAATAAACAACATAGAGAAGAGATACTACTAAACCACTATAAGACTTGGAAAGACACTACAAGAAACAAATACCACAAAGAGTATGCAGAGATAATGTACAAAGCTATGCTCGATGGTAACTACAAAGAAGTGTACTCAGCATTAGGAGGAAGTAAGAAGGCATTATACGACCCAAGAAAGAATGTTACCTACCTAACAATGAATCAAGCTGCTGAGGCTTATAAGGTATCTAAGACTACGATGAGTATTAACTATCTGAGATACGGATTAAAAAGAGTAATAATATGATTACTAACGAGGACAATATGGAACTAATGGCAAGGTACGAGGATAACTACTTTGACTTAGCAATAGTAGATCCGCCTTATGGAATAGGAATGGATGGGGGTAATGTTGGTTATAAAGGATTTAATAACTTTGAAAATAAGGGGTGGGATAAGTCAATACCTGAACAAAAGTATTTTGATGAACTTTTTAGAACATCGAAAAATCAAATTATTTGGGGCGGGAATTATTTTGGATTACCTGCAACAAGGTGTTTTATAGTTTGGGATAAAGGCGAAGGATTTTATAACAGAACTTATGCAGAATGTGAATTGGCTTGGACTTCTTTTGATAAAAATACCGTAAAATATAAACGCGACCCTTTAGCAAAAGGAGATTATAAAGGAAAAATACATCCAACACAAAAACCAATAAAACTATACGAGTGGCTTTTAATGAACTACGCTAAAGAAGGAGATAAGATACTCGATACACATTTAGGTTCAGGTAGCATTGCAATAGCTTGTCACAATCTGGGATTCGAATTAACCGCTTGTGAATTAGATAAAGATTACTACGAAGCAGCTATAAAGCGATTAGAACAACATAAAGCACAACAAAGATTATTTTAATTATGAACGAAGTACTACAACTAAGATGCGAATTACAAGAACTCACTCTAATAAGAGAGCTAATGTTCGGAGTACTAACTATGATGATAATAGAAGCAGTACTACTAATCATTCTATTATATAGATTGGAACAAAATCGCTAACCTCAATCGTTATATAAGTAGAATTAATTAATTAATCTAAATTAAATATGGACAAAAGGGTAAACAACGGAGGACACTCTACTAAAGGCTATGCAGGTCGTAAACCCAAGTCTGATGAGATAAAATTAATAGAAGCTCTGGATAAGCATATAGATCAAGAGGAGGTATTCGATACTTTGCACGGACTTATCAAAGAGGGGAACATTAGAGCGATACAGTTGTATATGAACTACCGACACGGTAAGCCGAAAGAGAGTGTTACTTTATCATCGGATGGGTTAAACATCAACTTCAGAGACCTACTCAAGTTTGATTAGAATACAGAAGAAGTACGAGGTATTTAGAGATTCCGATAGTCGCTACCTTATTGTTTCAGGTGGTAGAGCTTCGGGTAAGTCTTTTAATATCTCTATTTTAATTCTGCTACTAACATTCGAGCAAGACCACACGATACTATTTACAAGGTACACACTAACCTCAGCTTCTATATCTATTATACCTGAGTTCTTAGAGAAGATTGAACTCTTAGGATTAGTAGATCATTTCTACATTACAAAGGATGAGATAGTAAACAGAAGTACGGGTAGCAAGATTATATTCAAAGGAATCAAAACAAGTTCTGGAGATCAGACTGCATCACTAAAGTCTATACAGGGTGTTACTACTTGGGTGCTTGAAGAAGCGGAGGAGTTAGTAGATGAAAAGAAGTTTGATACGATAGACTTCTCCATCCGTTCTAATAAGAGACAGAACAGAATCATTCTAATCTTAAACCCTACTACAAAGGAGCATTTTATCTATAAGCGATTCTTTGAGGATAGAGGAGTACAAGAAGGGAGCAACATAACGAAAGGAGATACTACCTATATACACTCTACTTACAAGGATAACATTAAACACCTTAACGAATCATTCATAGCTCAGATCGAGCAGATGAGGTTACGCAGACCAGAAAAGTATAAGCATCAGATATTAGGAGGGTGGTTAGATAAAGCAGAGGGTGTTATATTCTCTAATTGGGAGATAGGAGAGTTCAAGAAAGTAGGCACAAGTGTGTTTGGTCAAGATTATGGATTTAGTAATGACCCTACAACGCTCATAGAAACGAATATAGATAAGTCTAACAAACGAATATACCTTAAAGAGTGTTTCTACCTACCAAGACTTACAACAAGCGATATAATGCGTTTAAATAGGCAATACGCAGAGAACAATTTGATAGTAGGTGATTCAGCAGAACCGAGATTGATTACAGAGCTGCGTAGAGAGTGCAACATACGAGAATCAGTAAAAGGACAAGGTAGTGTTACTTATGGGATTAGTTTAATGCAAGACTACGATTTGATTATCGACCCTAATAGTACGAACCTTATCAAAGAGCTGAATAATTACAGTTGGCTTGAGAGAAAGAGCAACACACCGATAGACGATCATAACCACGCAATCGATGCAGCACGATACGCAATTACTTATCAATTAAAAAATCCTAACTATGGTAGTTACGCAGTAAGATAAATTTTTATATATTAGTATCTCATAAGAGTTATTAGTTTGTTTAGAAAGAGGCAGTCTCGTAAGGCTGTCTTTTTTTATTTAAAATAGTTTATTTCAAGCGTTATATATATAAGAACAAGAATATGAAAGTAGAAGTTACTGTACCAAGCGAACTCAAGGAGATCACTTTAGGACAATATCAGAAGTTTGTTAAGCTCTACGAGGGAGAAGTTACTGAGGAGTTTATGGCTCTTAAGATGTTAGAGTTATTCTGTGGAGTAAAACTTAAGGATGCTTACCAGATGCGATACAAAGACATAGATGGTATTGTTGAGGTAATTAGTTCAATGCTTAACCAGAAACCTCAGCTTATACAAAGATTCAAAATGAACGGAGTAGAGTATGGCTTTATTCCGAATCTTGATGATATGAGTTTTGGTGAGTACATCGACTTAGATACCTACTTACCGAATTGGCAAGAGATGCATAGAGCTATGGCAGTTCTTTATCGACCAATCAAAGAGAAGCACGGTAATAAGTATAACATCGTGGATTACGAGGTGGTAAATTCAGAAGTATATAAGGATATGCCGATGGATGCAGTTATCTCCTCAATTCTTTTTTTTTATCGTTTAGGGACAGACTTATCGAAAGCTATGATGAACTATTTGGAGGAGTCAAAGGAGAGTCGTTTAGTGCAGTATCTAACTTCGGACAAAAATGGGGATGGTATCAATCAATATACTCACTTGCTCAAGGAGATATTAGACGATTTGAACATATCACTGAATTAGGAATACATCAATGCTTAATGTTCCTAACATTCGAAAAAGAAAAGACAGAATTAGAAGCACAACAAATAAAGAATAGAAGATGAGTGTAATGAACGGCTTTTACAGGGTAACACAGATTATTAAAGATACCCTACAAGCAGACCCTAATTGTAACACAGTTACCTATGGTGATATTACGGATGTTGATCTGAATAAGCAGACCATATTCCCACTATCGCACATTATTGTAAACGGAGCAACAAGCGGTGAAAATGTAATGACCTTTAATATCTCAATTCTTGCTATGGATATCGTAGATAGTAGCAAAGCTGAGGTAACGGATATTTTCGTAGGTAATGACAATGAGCAAGATGTATTCAATACGCAGCTTAGTGTACTTAACAAGGTTATTCAGAAACTAAGAATCGGCTCACTATACTCTGATAAGTATCAAGTAACAGGTGATGTTAGCTTAGAGCCATTTGTAGATCGCTTCGAGAATGATATCGCAGGATGGACGGCAACCTTTGACGTAATGATAGAAAACGACATCAACGTCTGCTAATGGACTATAAAGAGACAAAGAAAGCATTAAACGCATTTGCTAAGAAAGTTATAAGAGAGTCTAAGAAGAACCTCAACTCTCAGAAGATAAACGCTTCTGGAAGATTAGCAAAGTCATTGGGATATGATGTAAATATATTCCCTAACTCGTTTTCTCTTTCTTTTGAGATGGAGGATTACGGTAAGTTTATTGATAAAGGGGTACAAGGAGCTGACTCTGCAAAGTCTGTAAATAAGACAAGCCCTTATAAGTACACAGGTAGGTTTAAGATGATACCTCCTTCGAGCTTAGACAAGTGGGTGATTAGTAAGGGTATTGGTGGAGTAAGAGATGAGAAAGGAAGATTTATTAAAAGACAAAGTTTAAAATACGCAATAGCAACAAGCATCTATCAGAAAGGAATAAGAGCGAGTATGTTCTTTACTAAACCCTTTGAGAGAGCATTTAAAGGATTACCTGAGGATTTGATAGAAGCCTATGCATTAGACGTAGAAGATTTATTAGAGTTTACGACAAAATAGAGTTTACAACAAAGTAAGATATGAGTACAATTATAAATACAAGGAGTCCTTATTACATAAGTGTAGGTTCTGATCCGCTTAGTTCTGTTGAAATAGGATTATATATATGGACAGGATTAGTTGGTGCAAGACCTGCATCACCTGAGTACACTATAACTAAATCCGAGATTGATAATGACAATTATGTTATTTTCGAGATAAGTGAACTCATAAGAGATTATTTATACACAGAATACTATACGGAGGCAGTAGATGCGGTATGGGTTCAATACTATTATAAAATTGATGGTGGAAGTCCTACCTTTCCTGCTGCTTTATTAGCTATTGACGGCTATGGGTATTTTGAAGAAGGAGTAAATCCAAGAGAAAGTAGTAATCCTGCGATACTTTCCTCTGTTCCATCTATTACGCCACAGCTACTGCAAGATAACACTACGGTATATTTTATAAAAGGACAAGATATCAAGATTCCGATCTTCGCTGAATCATTAGCTACAATTACTTATTCTACAGGAGGTGCTTCTTCGTATTGGGAAGCGGTAGATGATTTTTGGGATGTTTATGATGTAAGTTGGGCTACAACGGCTACGACTATTACTATAACAGACGATGGAGATACAGATCAAAAGATTCAGTATGTAAACATAACGGGTACGGATAATCTAAACGATGGCGATACAATAACCATTACTAATGGGGTTTATTCTGATACAACAATAATTACTCTTCGTGAGATATGCGAATTAAAGTACACTCCTTATCGAGTAGTATTTTATAACAAGTACGGAGCATTACAAGATATCTGGTTTAATAAGAAATCTACCGAGACTTTAAATGTAACCTCTAATAACTACAAGAGAAACATTATTGACTTATCAACATCTTCTCCTACTTACAATACTTACAAACACGCTAACAGACGATTTGACGTAGTAGCAAACGAAACGATACAATTAAGCACGGGGTATGTAGATGAGTCTATAAATGAACCTATCAAGCAGCTCTTAATGTCGGAGAGTGTGTGGATAGATAACGGAACAGATGTATATCCTGTTAATATCAACTCAAGCTCACTACAAATTAAGAAGAGTGTTAATGAGAAACTTATCGCATATACTTTAGACTTTAACTATGCATTCGATAAGATTCAAAATGTAAGATAAGATAATGCAAGTAACGCAACTATATATAGAGAATCAGAGGATAGACTTGTTTCAAGATGAGGTAATCTCACTTACTCAGACTATCCAGAATGTAAGAGATATAGAGAAAGTGTTTACTGACTTCTCTAAGTCTTTTACTATACCTGCTTCTAAAACGAATAACAAGATATTTAAGCACTACTATAATTTCGATATAAACAACGGCTTCGATGCAAGAAAGAAAGTATCAGCAAGATTAGAAATCAATCACCTACCCTTTACAGATGGTAAGATAAAACTTGAAGGGGTGGATATGCGTAACAATAAACCCTATGCATATAAGATCACTTTTTTTGGTAACACGGTAAACCTTAAAGATCAATTAGGAGATGCTAAACTATCTGCTCTTACTTGGTTAAATAATTTTGGATTAGGTTATACTGCGGGTAGTGTAAGGAGTTATATGCAGTCGGGATATAGCCCTACTATTGATAGTGTTACTTATACCGATGCAGTTCTTTGCCCATTAATATCTTATGACCAATTAATCACTATATCAGCTCCTAATATATCTGCAGACTTTACGAAATTTAAATATGCGATACGATTATGGCTTATAGTAAAAGCTATTGAGGAAGAAGGTCTTGTTACATTTACAGATGACTCTTTTATAAAGCAAACCGATAATCCTCAGTTCTATAACTTATATATGTGGATGCATAGAAAAGAGGGGGATGTGTTTGAAGATACACAAGCAAGAATGCTTTATGCTTCGTTCCCTTTTGATATAAGTTCAATGACAAGGGTTAAATCTTATGGAGGCTCTATTCAAGTGTCAGGATTATCGGGAGGACAAGTAATATCATCTACTCTTAGTATTTATACTTCAACAACAGATAATTATACGGTAGAGATACAAAAAGATGGTTTTACAGTAGTAAATGAAGTAGTATCTGGTGGAGGTAATCATTCTATTAATTTAAATCTAACTAATTCGTTTGGATATACAGTTTACATCACAGGAACTCCATTAGACTCTTTTGATTGTGATTGGTTTTGTTCTGATTCGGCACTTGGTGAGAGTAACAATTTCAATGGCTCAAGTCAGCAGATAACAGGATTTGTTTTTAGTCCATTAGATCAAATACCTGATATGAAGATTATAGACTTCCTTTCTGGATTGTTTAAGATGTTCAATCTAACTGCTTATGAGGTAAGTGGTGAATTAAGAGTTATACCATTAGATGATTTTTATTCAGAGGGTACGATACGGGATATTACAGAATATGTAGATATTAATCAAAGCTCAGTAGATGTAGCACTTCCATATAAGGAGATAACATTTGGATATGAAGGAACAGGAACTTACTTAGCAAAACAATATGAGCAAATAAATGAAATTGGATGGGGTAGCGTAGAGTATAGAGGTGATGATAATTTTGATGGTCAAAAATATGAGGTTAAGATTCCTTTTGAACATATGCAATATTATCGAGTTGAAGGCTCTACAATCCAGATAGGTCAGTTTAGTTCTGAGCCATTAGACAATACGGCTGATTCTTCTCCTTATTTTGATAAGCCTCTTTTATTCTATCCTATTTCAAGATCAGGTAATACAGTTACTATATCGGGTACAGGGATTACTACTTATTATATCCCTTCAAATTCAGTAGATATAAATGCAGCTACAAATAATGATACTTGCCATTTCTCAGTAGAGATTAATGAGTACACAGGAGGTACTGACCTTGATGGATCGCTATTCGCTAATTACTATCAGAGTTATATAGCAGATGTGTTTAATTCTAAGAGGCGATTAATAAAAGTAAGTGCAAACTTACCTGTGAGCTTCTTGATTAATTACACATTAGCAGATACGCTAAGAATAGCCGATAAGAGCTATAAGATAAACTCAATCACTACCAACCTAAACACGGGTGCAAGTCAATTAGAATTACTTAACGAGGTATAATGATAAGAAACATATTAGAGCTTTTAGAACACGCTCAAGGAGAAACAGAGAACATAAGAATAGCTAAGGGTAAGTATTATTTACCTAAGACATTTTTAGAAGCATTCAAACACACTAAAAAAACTTACAAATGGCAGTAAAGAAAGAAATAGAGATTGTAGTAAAATCCGATCAAGCGGTACAAGGACTTAATAGAGTCGAGGATGCCCTTGAGAGAGTAGATAAAGCTGCGGAACAAGCGACAGAAGAAACTAAGGGACTTGGAGAAGAAGTAGGTGAGTCGGGGGCTGCTATTAGTTTATTAGATGCTGCGACAGGTGGACTTGCAACAAAAGTAAGAGATGTTGCTGAGGTATATAAGACATTTAGAGGTAGAATTGTAAATGTTACTGCTGCCCAGATAAAAGCTAATCTTGCATTCTTAGCGAATCCTTTTGCTCTTGTGGGTGCTTCTATTGGCGCATTAACAATAGCTTTTTCAAGTTATGTTTCTAAGGTTACAAATGAGGTAGTTCCTGCTATTGAGGTAGCTAAAAACGCATTTTTATCTCTTGGTAATTTTATGAACTTTAACAATAGGATGATTCAATCCGTAGTTAAAAATTCAGTAGATGAACAAGTCAAACAAACAGAGAGAGCGATAGCGGTATTAAAGGCTTATGGAGAAAATACTATTGATTTAGAGATAGAGAATCAAAGAAGAAGAACCGCAGTATTACAGAAAGGAACACAAGAGTATTTTGATGCTCGTACGCAATTAAGCATATTACTTGCTCAGAAAGATGTACAAGAAACAGAGAAAGCAAGACAGGCTAAAATTGCTGAGTTAGAAGAACTGCAAAGAGTAGAAGATGAAAGAAAAGCAAACGAGCAGATACTTTCAGAATTTGATAGAGGAGCAGATGAGGCTATTGCTTATGCGGAGGGTCGATTATTTGGTAAGCAACAAGCAGAACAAGCAGACCCTGAATTTGATTATATTGATATTAGAAAATTAGAACTTGAAGAAGAAATAAATCTTGAGTTTGAAGCTGCTAAAAAGAAAAAAGAAATTGAGGAGACTCTTAGAGATCAAAAGATAAATATCGCTCAACAGACATTTGGTGCTATTGCGGGTATTTTAGGTCAGAATAGTAAGGTAGGTAAAGCAGCAGGTATTGCACAAGCGATTATAAACACCTATCAAGGGGTTACTGAGGTGCTTTCTAATAAGACTACACTTCCAGAACCTTTTGGTACTATCCAGAAGATCGCATCAACTGCTACGGTACTTGCTTCGGGATTCCAAGCGGTTAGAGCTATGCAGCAAACACCTATCCCTGTAATTGCAAGTGGAGGCTTCGGTGGTGGAGGTGGCGGTGGTGCTATTGCTTCTGCACCTCCTCAAATAAACACCGTAGGAGCATCAAGTATCAATCAGTTAGCACAAACTATAAGCGGACAGACAAAAGAGCCTGTAAGAGCTTATGTGGTAGCAGGAGATGTAACCTCAGCTCAATCATTAGAGCGTAACACAATCAAAGAGGCGAGTATTTAAATACAAAACAAATCAATAAAGACGTTATATAGATATGAAGATTATCGAACTTATTTTAGATGAGGCAAACGAGATAGCAGGAGTTGAGGCTATTTCGGTAGTAGAGAATCCTGCAATAGAGGAGGACTTTGTAGCCTTAGCTAATCAAGAAATAAAGTTTGCTGAGGTAAATAGTGAGAAGCGTATCCTTATGGGTGCATTACTTGTACCTAACAAACCTATTTACAGAAGAAGTGGAGAAGAGGAGTACTATGTGTATTTCTCTAAAGATACTATCCGTAAGACTGCGGAGTTATTCTTAATGAAAGGCAATCAGAATAATTCAACACTTGAACACGAATTACCTTTAAATGGTTTATCCCTTGTCGAGTCTTGGATTGTAGAAGATGATGAAAAGGATAAGAGCCGACTGTATAATATGAATGTTCCCGTAGGTACTTGGATGGGTGCGGTAAAAGTAAACAACGAAGAGGTATGGGAAAACTACGTTAAAACAGGTAAGGTAAAAGGATTCTCAATCGAGGGTTATTTTGCTGATAAGATGCCAAGACCGCAAGAGTCGATAGAAGAAGAACTAAGTAAAATCGAAGAAGAAGAAGCAGATACACTACTTGCTAAAGTAAGAGCTATTATCAAAGGTGATAAAAGAGTAAAGGGTGGTAAGAAAGTAGAGATGGAATCTTACTCTGATTATCCAGATGCAGTTAAGAACAATGCTAAGAGAGGTATTGAACTAAACGAGAAAGTAAGTAACAAGTGTGCTACTCAAGTAGGTAAGGTAAGAGCGCAACAACTTGCAAAAGGAGAGCCTATATCGGTAGAAACTATCAAGCGTATGTATTCGTACTTATCAAGAGCTGAGGTTTATTACGATCAAGGAGATACTGAGAGCTGCGGATATATCTCTTATTTACTATGGGGTGGCAAGGCAGCTAAGAGATGGTCAGAGGCAAAGCTAAAAGACTTAGGTGAATTAGACCTTAAGAAGCCTTGTCAAGCAGGTTATGAGATAATCGGAATGAAAACTAAAGATGGAAGATTAGTACCTAACTGCGTACCTATTAAGTAATGGCTAAACAGACTGCTCATATTAAAATAGCTAAACCTAAGAAGTTTGGTGTACAAGCTAAGAGTAGAACAAGTAAACTAAAGAGTTCTAAGAATTATAGAAAACCATATAGAGGACAAGGTAGATAATGGCAAACGTATATAACACATCGTACAAAGTACAAGCAGACGTAGATTCTGAAGAAGTAAGATTACAATACAATATCGAAGAGGGTGCTTATGTAACTACCTCAGCAGGAGTATGGACTGTTTATAATGGAGAGTGGGTAAAGTTATATCCGCAATCTGGAGCAGGTTCGGGTCTTGGATGGACAAGATACGATGATGGGCAATATACTTCAGCGAGTAAACTTTCTCTTGCACAAGACACACAAGTAGTATTACCTAATAATGGAGCGAGTGTATATAGAAGCTACACGGGTATTGACTATTACAACTCTACTACTCAAAAGGTATTAGCAGAAAATGAGAACGATTTATAAATGGCTACTATCGTTTTTAAATGTCAAGCACCTAATGCTAACCAGACATTTCTTAGACTTCAATTAGATTCTGTAAACGGAACACCTTATGAGAGAGTAGGAGTAGATATACCCTTCCCAAAAGGTAATGATGTAGCACACGAGTTTCATCAAGTATTCCAATACTACGCAACTTCTGATTTTGTAAGTAATGGGTCTCAATGGAAGATTACGGCTACGGGAGGTACTGCTCAAGTATGGGATATTATTTTCTTCATCTCTAAAATACAGAACTATGGATAAGGATTTTAAGACACCGAGTTATTCAAGCCCTAAAGCAAGTAAGAGAGGGTGCTTATGTTGGGATAAGAATACCTACTCAAGAAAGTGCTGCGATGGCTCACTAAGAGCGCAAGGAATCGGTAAGACACGAGGTACTGAATAATGAAAATGCAAAAAAATAATCACTAATCGTTATATAAATATGAAACCAACCGAAATGCTTAAAGAAATCCAAAACTTGTTAGGAATCGAGCTATCTAAAGTAGAATTAGCTCAGATGACCTTAGAGAATGGTACTGTTCTTGAGGCTGAAGAGTTCGCACCAGAACAAGAGGTATTCATCGTTACGGAAGAGGATAAGATCGCTCTACCTGTCGGTGAGTATGCTATGGAAGATGGTCGAATCCTTGTAGTTGAAGAAGAGGGTATCATTAAAGAGATCAAAGCCCAAGAATCTGAAGCTCCTGTGGAAGAGGTAGAAGTTGAAGCTGCTGAAGAAGTAGTTGAAGAGTCTCCTGTTGCTGAGGTAGTAGAGGAAGAAATGGGGTATGTTAAAAAAGAAGAGTTCAAAGCTGCACTCGAAGAAGTTAAGTCAATGATTGACGAGATTCGAGTAATTGTGGACGAGAAGAAAGAAAAAGAAGAAATGGAAGCTCAAGTTAAAGAAGAGTTATCTGCTACTCCTGCTTCTGCTCCTCTAAAGCACAATCCAGAAGCTAAGGCTCAAAAAGAAATGTTCAGTTATTCGAACAAAAGAGAAGGCTCTACACGAGATAGAGTACTTTCTAAAATTGCAAACTTTAAATAAATCAAATAAAAAATGGCTACAACTACATCAATCACTACTACTTACGCAGGTGAATTTGCAGGGAAGTATATCGCTGCTGCACTTCTAAGTGGTAAAACTATCGAAGATGGTGCAATCGAGGTAAAACCAAATATTGCATTCAAAGAAGTTATCAAAAAAGTTGCTACTGATGCTAACGTAATCAAAGACTCTACTTGCGACTTTGCTGATACTGCAACTGTAACTCTAACTGAGAGAATCCTTCAACCTGAAGAGTTCCAAGTAAACTTAGAGTTCTGTAAAAAAGACTTCCGCTCTGATTGGGAAGCAGTACAAATGGGTTACTCTGCATTTGACAACCTACCTCCTTCATTCTCTGATTTCATTATCAGCCACGTTGCAGGATTAGTTGCTGAGAAAACTGAACAAAACATTTGGGGTGGAGTAAACGCTACCGCAGGTGAGTTTGATGGATTCACAGTTCTTATGGCTGCTGACGGAGATGTAAACGATGCTGCTAACGGATCTGAGACTTCTTTCACCGCTTCTAACATCATCACTCTATTAGGAAACACAGTAGATGCACTTCCTTCTTCAGTTATCGGAAAAGAGGATTTAACTATCTACGTTCCTACTGTTGCTTACCAAGCGTATATCCGTGCCTTAGGTGGTTTCGGTTCTAACGGACTTGGTGCTGCGGGTATTGGAGCACAAGGTACTCAATGGTTCAACAACAACAATGCACTTTCTTTCGAAGGTATCAAAGTTCAACTTGCTCCTGGAATGCCAACTGACCACATCGTAGCAGGACAGAAATCTAACCTATACTTCGGTACAGGATTATTATCTGATCACAACGAAGTTAAATTACTTGATATGGCTGATCTTGACGGGTCTCAAAACGTACGAGTAATTATGCGTTTTACTGCAGGTGTACAATATGGTATCGGTTCTGACCTTGCCTTATTAACTCTTGCATAAGAAATAAAATTGTCTAATCATAAAAGGGGTGGGTAAGCCAAATGTGAGCCTACCTGCCCTTTTTTAATACTTATAAAATACTATGGCTTGTTCATTATCACTAACGGGAAGACAATACCCTTGTGCTAAAGCAGTAGGTGGTCTTAAGAAGATTTACTTTGCAGCTTTCGTAGAGGGAGGTCTAACTATAACTGCGGGAGCGGTGGATGGAACTTGGTATGGGTATGATTTAAGAGGCGCATCTTCTGTTGAGACTGCTATTAATGGTTCAAGAGAAAACAACTCTATCTTCTATACTCAGACCGTAAACATTCAGCTTCCATTACTTGACTCTGCAACTCAAGACGAAATCAAACTATTAGCTGCTGCAAGACCTCACATCGTAGTTGAGGATTATAACGGTCAGCAAATGGTAGTAGGACTTGAGAACGGAGCAGACCTTACAGGAGGTACTCTTGCAACGGGTGCTGCTATGGGAGATTACTCAGGATTCACTTTAACTTTTGAAGCTCTTGAGAAAAACCCACCTGCATTCTTAGATGATTTAGTTACTGACTCAGCTTCATCACCAATAGAACCTGCGGTATCACCTGCATCATAACCTAACCAATATAAGGATAATTAAGGGGAGCAATATGCTCCCTTTTTTTATGCTTGAATGCAAAAGGCACACCTTTAAGCGTTATATAGATATAAAGGAATAAAATGATAATCTTAACAACAAGCGTATCAGAGCAAACTATACGGGTGATACCGAGAAGTTATCCAGATGATGTTGTACTTATTCTAAGAGATGATTCTACTAACACCTCAACTACCTATACTCTTGATTCAATGGAGTGGGAGAACTCAGACGAGGAGTGGCAATCAGTAGATATGAATTGGAATAGTGCAGGAGGATATTATGAGGAGAATGGTTACTTGGTTATCAATAACTCATATAGTTTAACTGAGAATAGATTTTACGATTTGACAATAACAGATGGGTCAAGCGTTATATATAAAGATAAGATTTTCTGTACCGATCAGACAATTACTGACTACTCTGTAAACGATGGAGTATATACAACAGAGAATACTTACGATAATGAATATATCATAATATGAGCGTAAAGAAAGAAAAGAGTTATAACGATCTAAGAGTCGTAAACTTCAATGCCTATACATCTCCAAAGATTGTAGAGCAGAAGAACAGAGATTGGGTAAGCTACGGAGAGGATAACAATTACTTTCAGTACTTAATTGATAGGTACAACGGAAGCCCTACTAATAACGCTATTATAAACGGTATCTCTGAGATGATTTATGGTAAAGGATTGGATGCTACCGATTCTTCTCGTAAACCAGATGGGTACGCACAAATGAAGTCTTTATTTTCTAAGGACTGTGTAAGAAAGTTAGCGTATGATTTAAAACTAATGGGTGGATGTGCTATGCAAGTAGTGTACTCTAAAGATCACTCAAGAATCGTACAAGTAGAACACTTCCCTGTTGAGACTCTAAGAGCTGAGAAATGTAACGATGATGGAGATATCGAGGCTTACTACTATATGTCTGATTGGACTAAGTTAAAGCCTTCTGATAAGCCTATGCGCATTCCTGCGTTTGGTTTCTCACAAGAGGGTGTAGAAATCCTTTACGTTAAGCCTTATCGAGCAGGATTCTATTACTACTCACCTGTGGATTATCAAGGAGGGTTACAGTACGCTGAATTAGAAGAGGAGATAAGCAACTATCACCTAAACAACATAATGAACGGACTTGCTCCTTCAATGCTTATTAACTTCAACAACGGAGTTCCTAACGAAGAAGAGCGAACCTTAATCGAGCAGAGAATATATCAGAAGTTCTCAGGTTCAAGCAACGCAGGTAAATTTATTCTTGCTTTTAATGACAATGCGGAAACGGCAGCTTCTATTGAGCCTGTTCAATTAAGTGATGCACATAATCAGTATCAGTTCTTATCTGATGAGAGTATGCGTAAGATTATGGTAGCTCATAGGGTCGTTTCTCCGATGCTTTTAGGTATCAAAGATAACTCAGGTTTAGGGAACAATGCAGAGGAGCTTAAAACGGCTTCTACGCTTATGGATAACACAGTTATAAGACCGTTCCAGACACTACTTATTGATGCTTTTGAAAAAGTATTAGCTTTCAATAATGTAACGCTTCACTTATACTTTAAGACACTACAACCTTTAGAGTTCACAGAACTTGATAACGCTATCACTAAAGAGCAGGTCGAAGAAGAAACAGGAGTTAAAATGTCAAGCGATAAGCCTGAGGTTTCTGATGAGGACTTAGATAAATTATT